TGCTGTTCCGTTAGTCAAATACTCAACTATAGCTTTATCAACAATAGCATTTGAGTAGTTTTTATAGTTGTGTGAAGCTGTTTTTTGATACTTACTAAACGCTCCACCTTTAACCTTAACTTTACCCTTTTCAGTCACAGCAATATAGTTGTTAACGTCCTTTTGAATCCATTTAACGAACTTATCTTCTTCAAGTGTGATGTCGTATTTTTCTTCAATTTTCTTCCAAACGTTTTTATAATCTTCATTGTCAGTTGTGAATGCAACACCATCTGTGTTGATATTAATCAGCTTACAACCAACGTTGTACAACTCTTTTGATAGGTCATACAATAGGGACTGTCCGTAGAAACATACGCTATAAGCTCCTACAGGATTGTTAATAGGACTAAATTTACTATTCATTACACCGTAAGTACTATTCAAGATAAGTTTCAAACTATCTGACAACGGCTTGTCAGTGTGTTTAACCTTTAATCTATCGTATTTCATCTGAATGTAATCATCAGTGTAAATTCCTAACAATTTTAAGTTCCCTATGATAGTAGGGTATAAACTGGCAACATCAAGCAGTTTAACATCATTCGTCACAATGATATTTCCCTTGTTTTCTACAGGTACACCATGTAGTCCGCCATATCCAAACTCTATATCACAATCAAGCTCTCTGACGCTAATGTTCTTGTGCTCTCCTACTATATGTGCTTCATTATTTTTATTTGTGTTGATGAACAAGTTGTCTTTAAAATTCAACCACGCTTTTTTAACTTCTTTTGGTACTACATCATACACATGACTTCCTACTAATTCTGTTTCACCATAATCATCTTGTTTGAAAAGATTACCAACTAAAGTAGTAGTGTTAAATCTAAGGTATCTACTAAAATCTTTCTGTTCCTTAATAACTCTTTTAACAAGGGTTACTTTTGGCACAAAGTAAGTGTGAATTCTATCTTTGTAAATATCAATAGTCTGGTCAACATCGTAATTACAGTAATATACAGTTGCTTCTAACTCTTCTACAGTTAGTGGTCGGTCAATGTTAAAAGGTACTGTAGTTTCTTCAATAGAAACTCCCTTGTTTGCTTCTATCATTTTTAGCGATGGTCTACCTACGTCTATCTGTTGGAATACGTCAAGACTAGTGAATTCATTTCTGAATCTAGTAGTAAATCTGTTTCCGATAATCATATCATTGACTTGTTTAAGTCGATTTTTAATATATTCAATATCCTTTTCCAACATACCCATTAATTCTTGAATTACTCTGTCGTCATAGTAGTAGTTGTTGTACCCTACCAACACTTGAGTATTGACTATATCTTTCAAATTAACTGTATATTTCCCGTCTTCTTCTGTGATTTTAATTCCTAACGAATCACAGATAAAAGGATTAAAATTTTCGGTAGCTACTCCGTTGTGAAAAGTAGCCACCTCATTTTTGTTAATATCTTTAAACACTAAGAGAAAGTCGTGTTTAAAGATTTCAATGTCGTATATAACAACTTTCTCTAAATTCATAATCTATCTCCTAAAGTTCTTCTAGTAGAGTGATTTCTCCGTAGTAGAATTTCCCAAATGCGCACTTAACGTTTACAATGATGTTAGATCCTATTAAATCGTCTTTTTGTTCAAAAGGCATACCATATCGTTCATTAAATTTCTCTAATTGTTTTTTGCGTTTTTGTGGATTCACAAACCATTCTTTTAAATCTTCAACGTAGTCAGCATAAGTCATTTTAGATTGATATGGTTCACCTTTCCATTGATATTTAATAACTATAGCTGTTCCATTATCTTCTATTTCATCGATAGTAGTTTGGAATGACTTTCCTTTATGCTCTTCTTGGAATTTTTTTGTAAATTGTACTTCCCAAAGTGAATTGAATTCTTCATATTCATAAACATCAAAGTTTCCACCAACAGCTTGTTCTAAGTCATCAAATGCAAATCCTACGTACTCTAAACATTTTTCTTCTATTTTTGCTGCTTTTTCTGGATTAGATACCCATTTTTTTGCGTTTCTATCAAATTCACGTTTGTTGAAGTTTACATCGTAAAATAATTTTTTTTCCAAATCAGCAAGTTTTAGTGTTGCTTTATAATCTTCTTCTCTTTCTACTGCTAATAGTCTTAATCCTTCAATTTTGTTAGTCATTATTTGTTCTCCTTAAATTCAATGTTGTATTTTTTTAAATAAGTAACCACTCTCTTGTAGTCAGTTTCATTTGTAAGAGTAATTACAAAATTATCTTTTTTAATTTCTTCTCTTACTTCTTTTTTTATTTCCTCTCTAACAGTGTTGTTTTGTTCGTGAGACTCTTTTGCCATTGTTAAGGCATTATTTAACCTACCATTATTTACAAACATTCTATAAGCGTTTAAAATGTTTTCATCTTCTGTAAGAGATGTTAAAATCTCATATTCATTAGCTGTTCGTTCAATGAATTCAATTATCGCAACCTTATATTTATTAATGCTTGTGCTAAGTTTAATCGGGTTGTAACGTAAGAACGTTTCAAAGTCGAATATTTTATAATCATAACTGCTACAATAACCGTTGAATTCTTCTTCAACTTCTGCTGTTAACTTTTCTTTTCTCTCATCATCAATTCTTTTAGTTTGATCTCTTACAAGAGTGTCTGCTTCTGAAATCTTATCAATTAAATAATCTGCTTGTTCGTTTAGCGTGTCAAGTTGACCTAACACCACTTTTTTAGCTTGAGTTTTTAAGTTTTTAAGGGATGCTACTTTTTTATTTAATTCTGCTACATACTTCTTGTTAGCTGTTAGTGTTCCCTCTGTCACTACAGTTGCTTTTGATGTTTCGATGAATTTATCTACTTCATCTTCAAGTGATTTCATATAACCACTGTCAATTTTAAATCCTATAAGTTTTGGTGTAATGTCTAGTGAAGACCTTACCTCTACTAATTCGTGTTCTACCATAATTTCCTCCTAATAAAATCTACTACTTTTATGTAATTCTATATATTTACTATCTTCACTACGTCTATTCAGTAAGTAAAAATCATAGCTATCTTGTTTGCTAAGGTGTCTACGTGCATTTTTAATCACATCATATCCGTATTTACTTTTATCAATTGCTTTAATTTTGTATTTGTCATAGTTTGCTTCTATGAACAAATAGTCATAAGTTCCATTTCCTAAATTGCATTCATAACTATGTTCTAGTGTGTTAGTGTCAGTAGCATATATCCCGTATTCATCATTGTATTTAAACACTATTCCTTGTGTTGGAACGTTGTGAACACAGTCAAAAGGTTGAAGCGTTACAATTGTGTTTTTCAATTTGATATTGTATTGAACATTGCTTCTGACAACTATTAAATCTTCATCTTTTAAAAAGTCTTTTAATGCTTTACTACATAGTATTTTAATCTTTGGATGGTACTTTCTAATTTGTTTCAAAGTAGCTTTTTTTACGTGGTCTGTGTGTTGATGTGTCAGAAAAATCATGTCTATATCATGTAAGTATTTACTGATTTTCTTATATGAAAGTCCGATGTCAACCATCATTCTTTCAATTACAACACAGTTTCCATCCGAACCACTGTTGATTATTTCATATTCCAATTAATCACCTCATTTCTTTTAATAGTTTTCGTCCTTCTTGAATATATTGAATCTTAATAGAGTGATCTGTAGATACTTCTATATTCTCAACGATTAATTGTAAGAATTTACGATAAATATTCTTTTTTCTGAATTTGCTACTTTCAATGTTGAGACTCTCTGCGATATCTTCATTATCAAACACATCTTGATAGAAATATCTACCGTTTTCTACAAATACATTTCCACTATCTTTTAACTTACTGAGACTTGACCTAATAGTCTGTTCTTTAGTGTCTGGAAAATTTCTGTAGAAATCATGTAATGTCAATCCATAGTCTGATTCTTTAAGATATTCAAGGATGTAAAAACTAACTCCAGTATTCTTCCTCATTCTTAAACTCCTCCATTTCAAATACTTTGTTATTTAGGATGTCTATTACTTCTCTTATCTTTCTACGTTCCAATGATTCAAAATTTGCATAATCTACACAGTCTGCAAGCTTGTTTCCTGTGAATCGTAAATCTGCTATGATGTCTGAGTATTTTTTATTCTCCATGAGGGATACCTCTTTGTTTATTTATGTTTTCAACTAATTTTTCAAAAGCTTCCTCTGCTATTTTTGTTCCGTTCAGAAAAACACATTCGACCTTTTTATCTTTTAAAAATTCTTTCTCTTGTACATTTAATAGATCATTTAACTTATCAAACGCAGCTATTTCCTCAGAACGCTTTTCACTTGCTTTTAATCCGTCTAAATCATTTAACCAAAACTCACAGTATCTGATTATTTTCTTGATATCCTCCTGCGGTTCCTCGTGTTTCTTGTTTGCTCTAATTCCATATTTCAAGATGTTAGCTTGACACACACTGCCAAAATCTGCTACTACATCTTGAATTAAATCTATTGTTTCAATTCCACCTACTTTATAATGGTTGGGATTAATATTATCTTTTGTCACTTGCTTTTTCCTCCTGTTTGTGTTATTTTTAAATTGTAAATTTTGCTAAATAGTCGTTGTTTTAAACGGCTATTTTTTATATCTTAAAACCTGCTTTGAAGTCCTTTGATAACATAACTCTCATAACGTGCAATGTCATTTTTTGTTTGTAATAATCCATCATGCTTAAAATATCATCTTCTTTTACATCAATTGCTCCATATTCTGAAGCTGTTAATAGTCCACCTAATATATATGCGTTCACAGTGTTTTCTATTATCTGCTTATTGTCTTTAGTTGCTTCTAAATCATCTAATTTTAATAATTCTAGAATTTCATCATTAATGTGTACTAACATTCTTTTCCTCCTTCATTCTTATTATTAAATCAACAAGCTCTCCTTTAGGGAGTTTAATTAAACTTTTATAAAGTTCTTCAATATCATTTTTTCCATCACCATAAAGTAACTTATCAACAGTCGTATTTCCCATGATAGCTATCTTAGTTAAAATTCCTTCTGATGGGAGTCTAAAACCTTTCTCCCAGTCAGACACACTGCTTTTACTAGCTCCAATCTTTCTCGCAAATTCAATTAAAGTTAGAAAGTTACGTTTTCTAATGACCATAATACGTCGTCCAACTTGTTTTTTATTGATATTTTCATCTTGATTTCTTTTCATCTTAATACCCCTCTTTTTGACGCTGGATATTCACTAATGATTTTTTCTTATAAGCTTCAAATAATTCATCAAAACTGTAATAAATCATTGCGATGTTTAAAATTAATTCAATAGAAAATCCAACTGACTGTTTGTATACTGTGTTATGCACTCGTTTTGAGAACAATTCGCCATGTTCAATCTCATTTCTCATTAATTTAATGTGTTGATCATTATTTCTATTTAACACAGTTTTACATCTATCCATTTCAAAATGTTTCTCATCGTCATTTAATAGTGATAATGCGAATGCTAGACAATCAGCTAATTCATCTAGTTGTTTTTCAACTGGTGTCTTATGCTTTTTCCAAATTTTGAAAAATCCTATTGCGTTGTACCACTCGTGGAACTCCTCACTTAATGCTGTTATTATTTTTTCACGTTGCCATGTTTCCATGTGACTATCTACTTCACGTTGAAGCATTTGTAAATCTATTAATTCTTTGAATAGTTTAAATTTATTCATCCTATACTCCTTTCAATTTATTTAAATCTATATCTAATGCATTAGCTAACCTCACGATATAATCAAACGTCAATGTAGCGTTTATTCTGTACCTAAAATTGTAAATACACGTTTTTGGAACGCCACTTATTTCTGATAGTTCAGTTGGTTTGATTTTTAGCTGTTCGATTTTATCTATTAGCAACTCTCTAAACTTCATACTGTATTTATTGTTGTTTTTAGTACTGACCTTATACCTAGTCATTGCTTTCACCCTCTTCAAACACACACTTACCACGTTCATCTAAAGTATAGAATGGTAATAATGTTGTTCCCATAAATCCACCAAAAATAGTATTCCATTCTAAGTTACTAAGTATTAGCAAACATACAGCTATTACAATGCATGTCCAATAGTAAGTATTGAATTTTCTTTTTCTTAATTTGTTCATGTTATGCTCCTTTCTTCTGCGAATCATTATATAGATGTAAAAACATCTCGATTCTTCCATAATGATATTTTCTTAAACGTTCGTTTACAATGCGAATTAAATCGTATGAGTTATCTAGCTTCATAATCTCAGGTTCAATTTTTTTTAACATGTAATTTGTAATATTAATCTTTTGAAATAATTCATCTTTAAAAACCCAAAACTTTCGTTCTGCTAAAAACTTTTCATAAGCTTCATCTTGTTCTGTTGTATTAAATTGCATTTTAACCACCTCCTTTTAATTTATGATATAATTACCTCAAAGGAGGTGAATTATATGCCGAATATTAAAGTTACTTTTGCTGATGGTACAGTGAAAATATTCCATGAAGAGCAAGCTTTCAGAACTATTATTAAGACTGATAACGCTACTTCTTTAGGTGAAACATTTTCGTTATGGTATCATGCAACGGATGGTTTAATACCTAGTTTTACTGAATTACTAACAAAATGCGATTTCTTCTTTGACATTGAAAATCCAAACATAGTATATTCTTCTAATTCAGTAATACGTTTTGAGGTCTAACCATTAAATTCGCGCTTCATGGCAAGATATTCTATTTTGTCATGAGCTATTTTTTTAATCATTGAACCTAATTCAGTGTGTGAAACACGCTTACTAATATATAATTTGGCTTCACCATAAGTTCTGCTATTAAGTATCGCTTCTTTTACAAAAGAATCTATCGTATTTACTATATTTTTTTCGTAGTTTGTTTCCATGTTTTCTTTCCTCCTAATTTTCTCTACCCTCAATTCAATGGAGTTGGGGGTACTTTTTATGCTTGAATAATTTTTTGTATCTGTAAGTACTGTTTCAGATTTTAATGTTTCTTTATTATTTATAATTTTTTCTTTTTTAACCATTGATTTCCTCCTTTCTAAATATTTCCTCTAATGATATAATTAAAATAAAAACACCAAAGGAGATTATTTTATGAGTAAAAAAACTTGTTTCGTAGTATCTATTATCGGCAATGAAAATTCTACAGAAAGAGAACACGCTAATAATGTTCTTGATTACATCATCAAACCAGCTGTAAGTGATGAATTTGATGTATTAAGGGCTGATACCCTTTACCATTCTGATAAAATAGATTCTAAAATTTTAGAATACCTAAGAACCTCAGAATTAGTAATCGCAGATTTAACCAATAACAATCCTAACGTCTTCTTAGAAGTAGGATATAGAATGGCTCTCGGACTACCAACCATTTATCTAATTCAAATATCAGAACAAAAACTACCATTTGATATTCAAAGTATAAATGTTATCCATTATGATATTAAAGGACAAAATACATTGAAATCAGCAGAAGATACTAAAACTAAAATTCAAAACACCATAAAAAATATAACATTTAATGAATTTGAATCTAGTAACATAGAAAACAGCACTCAACTGCTAAATGAAATCAAAAATATGTTATTAAATCTAAGCGATAAAATAGACAATATTAGTGCTCCACAGGATAAAGATACTTCTGAACAATATAAAATGATGGAATTAGCCATAAAAAGTCCAGAAAATTTCTCAAAATTAATGGATATCATGAGTAAAAAACCAAATTTTTTCCAAACTAACAATTAGTTTCATTAGAGAACTTTTCATCTAAACCCTTGATAAAGCCAGTTAAAAAAGCAAGCTGTGCTTTATCTTTTTTTTGTTCTTCTTCAAGGATAGCTACTCTATTGCATAAAGCGATAATAATTTCTTCTTGACTCTTGTTTTCGTACATATGCCCTCTCCTCCTTTCACCTCTCTTGAAATAAGTGAGAGGTTGTTTGAATTAAATTCACAATTCGTGAACTTAACTTCTAAAAAAAATATCACTAACTTTCTTATTAAAAAAAGTTGCAATTTTAATTTTTGTTTCATCTCTAGGAATACGTTCCTCTAGTTCATACTGACTAACAGCACTTGTTGAAACACCTAATTCTTCTGCTAATTGACTTTGATTAAGTTCTTTAGCTTGCCTTAATTGTTTGATTCTTTTTCCGAATCCCTCCATTTTTTCACCTCCTTAACTTCACGTTTCGTGTTGTTGATTATATATTACCATCTATTTTTTTATTTGTCAACACGTTTTGTGAATTTTTTAAACTAAAAGTTGATTTTTTTCACAAAACGTGATATTATAATTTTAAGAAAAGAGGTGTTCTTATGAATTTCAGAACCAGATTAAAACAATTAAGAAATGAAAAAAAGATAAATCAACGTGAATTAGCTAATTTTTTAAAAGTTGCACCTTCTACTATATCAATGTACGAAAGTGGACAAAGAGAACCTAATTTTGAAGTTCTTGAATCTCTAGCTGATTTCTTTAACGTAGATTTAAACTACTTATTAGGAAAATCAGATAAAACTACTAAATTAATGATAGAAGACTCACAACCACCCCAAGGACTACAAATCCCAGTCTTAGGAACAGTTGCAGCAGGAATACCTATCTCTGCTGTTGAGGATATACTGGACTATGAGGAAATACCGTTATCGTGGGAAAGTCAAGGTGAATTCTTCGGACTTAGAATTAAAGGAGATAGTATGGAGCCTCGTATGGAAAGCGGAGATGTTGTAATAGTACGTCAACAATCAGATGCTAATAGTGGAGATACTGTTATTGTTTTAGTTAATGGAGATGATGCAACTTGTAAAAGACTTCAGAAGACTGACAATGGAATAATGTTAGTAAGTACTAATCCAAACTACTTACCTATGTTCTTTACAAATGAAGAAATATTAACTAAACCAGTTGTGATTTTAGGTAAAGTAGTTGAATTAAGAAGTAAATTTTAGATAGCTTTAATTAGCTATCCATTATGGTTAAATAACCGCCAAATATACAAATTAAAAGGAGTTATTATAATGAAAAAATCAAGAATATTATTAAGTACATTCCTTGCTAGTGCTGTAGTACTTGCTGGATGTTCTTCAAAAACAGAGACTAGTTCTTCATCTAATAAAACGGAGAAAAAAGAAGAGAAGAAAAACAGTAATGACGCTAAATTAGGTGCACCTATTACTTTTGATAAAGAAGTGGAAATCACAGTAAAAACTGCTGCATGGACTGATGAAAGAAATCAATTCGCAGACAAACCAGCTAAAAAAGTGTTATTAGTAACATATGATGTTAAAAACCTTTCTGATAAAGATTATCCTGTAGGAACTGATATTAAACTGTATGTAAATGGTAAAAAAGCAGAATCATACCCTGTTCAAGTTAAATTAGATAGTATTTCTCCTAATAGAGTAGCAGAGAACGTAACACAAGCTTTCGCTGTAAATGAGGACGGAGCACTTGAATTAGAAGTACAACCTACTTTCTCATTCAAAGATAAAAAAATCATTAAACTTGATTTGAAATAAAATAAAAAAACTCCCTGCACCCCGCCAAGAGTAAGAGAGTTTTTGTCAATCTTAAAATAAATTTAAGATGTGGAGCGAACCTCGCTCATTTAACTAATATTATACCATACACATCTTAAGTTTATCAAGAAAGGATGTGTATTTATTATGCAAAAAAGGCAACTTCCAAATGGAAAATGGCAATTCACAGAAGGATATAAGGACAAAGAAGGAAAATACCGACGTATTACTGTGATTAAACCTAACAAAACACGTGCTTCAGAAAAAGAAGCGTACGAGGAATTACAACAAAAAATTAGAGAAAAATTAGAAGATAAAATAGAATTAAAAACAATCGGATATTATAAAAATGAATTTTTAGAGATTAAAAAGAATTCTGTGAGTATCAACACTCTAACTTCTTATAAGACAATTTTAAAATTAATAGATGATGATATTAACATTAATGATATAACAAAACTTGAGTACGAAAAAAAACTAAATCAGTACAGAGAAAGTTACTCACCAAAAAATGTTAGATTAATCAAAACTGTCTTTAACATCTTCTTTAAATTTATTAAAGCTTACTATATTCCAACATTTAACATCAATTTAGAATTCACACTAACAAAATAAGATAAATTCAAAGAAAAACAAAAGATTAAA